GCACGGCGTGCCAAATCAAAGCGCCCCAAGGCGCTGGTTAACTACTTCGTCGGCAAGCCCAAGCCCGGCTCGCCCGACGGCATCTGGGAACGCATGGGCCCGCTCGGCCTGCGCCCCATCTTCATCTTCGTCCGTGCACCACGCTACGCCGCGCGCTTCCGCTTCTACGAGATAGCCGAGCGCACCGCACAACGCGAGTTCAACGCCATACTCGAACGCGAACTCCAACGCATCCGCGTCGCCACGCCGCTGCCTATTGCTGCATAATGTCCCCATGGCAAAGCTGATAGAGTTGGGCGGCAAGTATGCGGTCGGTGACCACCAATTCACGGTGGTGGATGATGACGTGTACGACTACCTGAACCAATGGAGATGGAAGGCCAAGTGGAACGGTTCGCACAACCACATCTACGCGGTGCGAAGCATCTACATAGATGGCCTTTGCACCATGGTGAGGATGCACCGCGCCATCCTGCTCTACTCGGGGCCGCTTGATATTGATCACCGGAATCGTGACGGTTTAGACAACCGAAGAAGCAACCTACGTGTGGTGACCAGGAAAGAGAACCTCGCTAACACAATTGTCGTGGAGAGAGAGATCTGCTGCCGGGGATGTAAAGAGGTGTTCTTCGACAAGCGTTTGCTCACTGGGTCGCCGCGCGTTTATTGCTCGGATGAGTGCAAGCCCAGCGCGAATTACATCTACGAGGCCAAGCCGAAAGCCGCCAAGACCTGCAGCCATTGTGGCGAGGCGTTCGAGACTCATTCCCCTAAAGCGTTGTTCTGTTCTGAGCCCTGTAGCAAGGCGGCAAAGTGGATTCGGCAGCGTGAGATGGGCACGCTCCCACCTAGCACACTGCACTCTGCGGAGCGGGCACGCGCTTGGCGCGTCAAGCAGCTGTCCTAATAAAATTTGGGATTTATATACTTAACTCCCACGAATGAGAATGAATCCTAAACATCAAAGCCAACTGGTTCCGGCAGAAAACAAGTTCCACGCCGGTAACGGTGCGGACGGTCTGCACTACTGGCTGACACCACCGGTGCTGTATGCCGCACTGGATGCCGAGTTTCACTTTGACTTCGACCCGTGCCCGTATCCGCTGCCGGAAGGCTTTGACGGCCTCTCCTGCGAGTGGGGATCCAGCAACTACGTAAACCCGCCTTTCGGGTCAATCATGCACCAGGGGCGCAAGAAAGGCCCTACAGCGTGGGTTCGCAAGGCGATTGAGGAAAACGCGAAAGGCAAACGGGTAGTACTGGTGTATCCCGTGGACAAGTGGGTGCTGATGATCTTGTCGGTGATCGGCACGAAGGTCAGAAACCTCGGCGACGTGCGCTGGAACGCCATCGAGGACGGATCCACCGGCAAAGGCACCGGGCGACACATCGCGGCTTTCATTCTTGAGCCGAAATGATGCCCTCGGGAGTTAAGTATATAAGTCCCTAAAATTTCGTAGGTTCTTCCTGGACCTTTTCCCTCGGGGTAATTCCAACCTCGATCGCGATTTAGTTAGTGGGTGTCAGGATGACTTGACGGGGTGGCGTTAGATGGTGTCAGGGGTGCTATGCGACCGCTAACGAAGACCGAGTTTTCTAAGGAACGGAAGGTCTCCCGTGCCCGGGTCTACCAGTGGGTGGACGACGGGCGCGTGGTGGTGCTGGAAGACGGCCGGGTTGACGCGGATGCGTCGAACGCGCTGCTCGATGCGTCGCTGGACCAGGCGAAGGGTATCAGGCGGGACGGGAACATCACGTCGACAAGTTCGGTGCCAGAAGCGCCAGCGCCTGGTGTGCAGCCCGAGTTGCTCCCGAAGCCGGCGGATAAGCCGGACTCCGCCAACGCTGCGCGCGACGACAAGTCGTATTGGGCCGACAAGGCTCGCGAACAGAAGGCCGTGGCGTCGCTTGCGGAAATGAAAATGCTTAAGGAGGCGGGGGCGCTAGTGCCGTCGGCCGGCGTGAGGAAGGCAGAATCGGAGGCGGCGCGAGGGATACGAAACAGGATGCTGGCCATCCCGGACCGCACTGCGCCGGTGCTCGCATCAATGACCAACCCGACGCAGATCCACAAGTACCTGACCGACGAGATCCAGAAGGCCCTCCGTGAATTCTGCGCTGAACTGGAACAACGAGCAGCCGCTGCTGCCGGGGCTGACGAACGCGAGCCAGCTTTGCTTTAGCGCGTTCGCCTCGGGCCTGGCGCTGGATCCCGAGCGGCCGGTCAGCCAGTGGGCGGACGAGAACCGGATACTGAACAAGAGCTACGCAGCGGAGCCCGGCCGCTGGCGGACGGATCGCACGCCGTATCTGCGCGAGATCATGGATGCGCTCTCGACGTCGGACCCTACGGTCGTCGTTGTATTGAAAAAGGCGACGCAGCTCGGCGGCACCGAGTGCGGCAACAACTGGATCGGCTCGATCATCGACCAAGGCCTGGGCCCGACGATGTTCGTGTCGCCGACCTCAGGCTCGTCGAAGAAGACCTCGCGCACGCGCGTGAGCCCGATGATCCAGGACACGCCGTGCCTGCGCGAGAAGGTGCGCGAGGCGAAGTCGCGCGACAGCGGCAACACGATACTGCTCAAGGAATTCGACGGCGGCGTGCTGCTCTTCGCCGGCGCGAACTCCGCGACCGAGCTCAAGTCGAGCCCGATCCGGAACCTGTTCCTGGACGAGATCGAGGAATATCCGGCCGACGTCGACGGCCAGGGCGACCCCGAGGAGCTCGCCGAGAAGCGCACCGACACCTTCGCGCGCCGCAAGATTTTTAAATGCAGCACCCCAACCATCACCGGCGGGCGCATCGATGTTGCCTACAAGGCGAGCGACCAGCGCGTCTACAAGGTGCCGTGCCCGGGCTGCGCGCACGAGCAGGTACTGATCTTCGAGCGGCTGCGCTGGGAAACGCGCAAGACCTGGGAGATCACCGACACCGGCACCGGCGAGATCCGCGCCGCGGCGGCCGACGAGCCCGGCGCGATCGAGCGCGACACCGGCGAGCTCCTCGACGTGCACTACGAATGCGAAGCCTGCCACGGCCGCATCGACGAGCACATCAAGCCGGAGCTCCTCGCGGCGGGGCGGTGGGTCGCGACCAACCCGGGCCCGGACCGCGCGGCCGGATTCAAGATCAACGCGCTCTACTCGCCGCTCGGCTGGTTCTCCTGGCGGCAGGTGGTGCTGAAGTGGCTCGAAGCGCAGCGCGACCCGAGCGGCACCAAACTCAAGACGTTCTGGAATACGATCCTCGGCGAGGCCTACGACGAGGCGGGCGAGGCGATCGAGGCGCATTTTCTCAAGGCGCGCGTCGAGCCGTGGCGCCTGGGCGCGGTGGTGCCGGCGAAATGCCTGCTCCTCACCGCCGGCGTCGACGTCCAGCACAATCGCCTTGAGGCCTACGTGTGGGGCGAGGGGCGCGACCGCGAGTCCTGGCTGATCGACCGGCATGTGATCTTCGGCTCGCCGGCGCTGGAGGCCACATGGCAGGCGCTCGACGACCTGCTCGCTAAAGGCTACCCGCACGCGGGCGGAAACAGCCTGCGCATCACCGCGATGGCGATCGACGCAGGCGACGGCGTAACGACGCACTTCGTGCGAGTTTATGCGCGCAAATGGGCACATACCCGGCGAGTTATCGCGGTTAAGGGACAAGCAGCAGCAGGCCGCGCCGTCATTGGCAAGCCGTCGAAGCAGGACGTCAACCACCACGGCGAAGTAATCAAGGGCGGCGTCGAGATCTGGCAGTACGGCTCCGACACCGCGAAGGGCTCGCTCTACGCGCGATTGAAACTCGAACCGCCGAAGACCGCCGCCGGCGCCATCGACTGGGCCGCGGTCCAGCCTGGGGGAATTCCCGGCTACGTGCATTTCCCAAGCGGGCTGCCGGACGACGTGTTCGACCAGATCACGGCGGAGAAGCGCGTCACTCGCTACCTGCGCGGGCAGCCGCGCGTCGAGTGGGTGCTGGAGAAGGGGCGGCGCAACGAGGCGCTCGATTGCGCCGGCATGGCGGACGCGGCTGCCGAATACTCCGGCCGCTCGCGCCTCAACTGGGACCAGCTCGAGCGCGCGATCAACCCCGCGCAGCAGGACCTGCTGCTCCAGGCGGCGAAGGTCACGACGGACACCGGCGCCGCAACCGAGTCGGACACTGCTCCGGAAGGCGCGGCGGATGCGGCGCCGGCCCCGGCTGTCCAGACGTCTGCACGGCAGAAATACTCGCCGCCCCCGCGCCGCCGCGGCGGGTTTGTGAAGAACTGGTGAACGATGGACATTCTCCCCGACAGCCGCGCGAAGGAAACGAAGGGGCGCATCTTCACGCAAGTGGGCGTGTGGATTCCCGTGTTCTGCGCGAACTGCGGGGCGAACGGGGGATCGTGCCCTGAAGAAAACATGACTTTTCTGTTTTACCTCTGCCAAAAGTGTTTCGAGACTCACGGACACCTGACCAACACGATGGTCATGCCGGACGAGGTGTTTTTCGAAAAACTGAAGCAGGAACAGATCGCGTCCCATGGCCGTTATCTGAATCAGCAAGAGCTCGCAGCAGTCGTGGAAGCGGATGCCACGCCGCTGGCGAAGCTGCTGAAGGAGGGGAAGTGACTGACGAGCAGCTATTGCAGTTATGGGGAGAACTCATGGAACAATCCAAGGTTCAACCTATCTCCAAGATGAAGCTGCGCGGATTTTCAAGCGAGGATGCTCAATTGCTGTGGGCGCTGCGCAGGTTGTCCGAAATGCGGTTTGAGCCGTCACGATTCGGTCCGATGTTGGGACCAGCACCGCTGTTTGAGGACGTTTGCCGTGAACCTTAAGGCATGTATCGGCATTACCAATGGCAGCGAGCATACGATGTTTAGTTGGATGCCAACGATAGAGCGTGACAACTGGATATCTGACTTCAGGCGCGATCCAATTATGGGCGAGGTAGAACTCGTTGTAGAGGGATACGAGCCGGCAACTGACGATAAGCCGCCTGTCTCGAAGGTTGTGCGTATTACGTTGATGCGCCCTGGGAATCAGCAACTGATTTACCAGAGGTTGATGCAAAACCAGAACTTGTTCGGAATACCAAGGCTGGTTTTTTTCAAAGCATGAACCCCGCTACCCTTCAATTACACGAAACCCTGATACGCCTTGTTAAAGGCGTGATCTCGGCGTGGGAGAAATGGCTGGAGACTCAGAAGCAGAAGTAACTTTTTCAATCAACTACCAAGCTCGCGTCCCGCCGCGCTCACGCCCCGCCGGACATTTGCCTCCTTGGATTTTTCAAGGAGAGGCACATGCCCTTCGTTTACGGAGTAGAACAAGCGCCCGCCACCCCCTACGCGACGCACGCGGTGCCCAACACCGAAGATCCGACGCTGGTTCTTCGACAAACCACGCGCAACTGCGACATACAGGCGATCTTCTGCCTCGGGCGCGCGGCTGCGGCCACGACGATCAGCGGCATCGGCTACAAGGTTCGCCGCTGGACCACCGTTGGCACCGGTGGCACCACCGTGACGCCCGCGCCGCGCCGCATCGGCACGACCGCATCGACAGTGTGCGTGGACAAGGCCTCGGCGATCACCGCGGGCACCGTGTCCGGCGCCTACCAGGTGGGCTTCGGCTGCGGCAAGGCCGGTCCTGGCGGTTGGGTTGCCCGTGACGCGGATTCCGCAATCTGCCTGGAAGCCGGCAGCGCGGACGAGATCGACATCAACAGCGTCGCCGGAGAGGCTTCGCTGCTGCACTCGGTCGGCTGCGAAATCGCCGAGTAATCGGTGAGTGCCTGAACGCCGGGGCGTTGGCTCCGGCGTGGGTGCGCCCGTATGCCGCGTAATTTCGTCTCGCTGTTCGGATCGGGCGGGGATGTACTGCCTGCTGCGGAGGGCGGCGAGCCGGAGATTTTTCGATCGGACACTTTCAACCGCGCCGATACCACCAACAATATCGGCACGCCGTCCGATGCAGGCTCTGCGTGGGTGGCGCTCGTCAACGATTGGGGCATCAACGGAAACGCCGCGTATTCTCCAACCTTCGGCAACAACGGAGCCTGCTACCTTGAGTCATCGCAGACAGACGCAGTGGTTGAAGTCACCATTTCCAACAAGGCGGGGGATGGCGTCGGGCTAGTGTTCCGGGTAGTTGACTCCACCAATCTATACCGGCTGCGTTGTGGGAGGTCCGGCGGCGGGATGGATATTCAGAAGGTGGACGGAGGCGGTGAATCCATTGTCGGCACTGAATGGGTCGGAACGATTGCCACAGGAGATAAGGTCAAGGTGGTTTTGAACGGAACCACCATCGAGGGCTGGCACTTTACCAGCGGCGCGTGGAATCTTCGGACGAGCGGAACCGATGCGTTCAACCAGACCGCGACCAAGCACGGCTTGTTTGCCCAGTTTGCGGACGGCGCGCGCTTCGAGGATTTCTCGATAAGCGAAGTGCCTTGATATGGCGATCAACGTCGGCACGCTCAAAACCGTTGACTGCGCATGCCGAGCGTGCGTCGCGATGTGCGAGCGCAGGCCATGCTTCGGAACGCCGGAGGATTTGCGCAAGTTAGTCGATGCCGGGTTCGGTGATCGTCTGACGTTGTATTTCAAGGTTCACCCTTCAGGTGCTGCTCATGGTTACTTCGAGCATCTGGTACCGTCTACAGTCAGAAGCTCTAAGTCACCTTCAGAGGGTCGCTGCACGTTTCTCAACGTGGACGGCCGATGCGATCTGCACGATGACGCGCTGAAACCTACCGAGGGCCGTGTTGCTTTGCACGACATGAACAACGCGCAGGAGCTGCGCGACTCCGTTGCGTTCATGTGGAACAACGCGCCGAGCCAGGAGCTTGTTCGCCGCTGGAAGGCGCTGAAGCGTGGCCATTAACGTCGGCACCCTGGCGCTCGATGGGGTAGCAACACCCTTCGAGATCGCGCTGATTCTGCCGATCACGGGGGCGACCGATGCAGATGCTACGGCGTCCTGCGTTTACTACAAGGTCAACACAGGGAGTCCATCAAGTCTCGGTGAGGAGGGAGCACACCTAACTGGGCATCCGCTATATCGGATCAGGACCGACCTGCAAAGCGGGACCGGGATCGAGGATGCGTTTGCGTGGACGATCATAGACCTTGATCCGAATTCCACCTACAAGATTGATGTCACAGTTTCCAGTGCGGGCGATTCTAATGTAGATAAGACGCTGACGACGACGACGCGGAAGCTGCCGAGTCGTGCGCCATTTCCTGTTGCCACCATAGCAACGGGGACATCGACCGCTAACATCAAGACGGCAATCGAGGCGCTGACGGCAGGGCAGTGCATCCAGTTTGATGACGGCACCCATACGCTCGCGGGCTTGACGCTTTCGCTGAGCGCGGGAACGCCGACAGCACCGCTCTACATTCGAGGCACCACGCGCACCGGAACCATTCTGGTTGATACCACGGGGGTGGTGCTGGATTTGCTGACCTGCGACAACGTGGTGATCGAGAATCTCACCATCGTCGGCTCAGAGACCGATTCTGGAACGGCAGCGAGTTCGCGGGCGATAAGGCTGAACCCGTCGAACACGCAGTCGAACATCACGGTCCGGAACATCACCGCTTACGGGATTGACCAGTTTGTTGTAACAGAGGATCACGACGTCACCGGGGTTCTGGTTTACGAGTGCGTAGCGGTGGGCAACAACCGTTGGGAGTCCGCTTTCATTGACTCCAACGCTACCTGGAACGATGCCTGTCTTCAACTTTCAGGCAACGGGAATAGCGGTTGGGGGAACACGTTCAAGAATTTTGGCGATACCTTCGCCGTCACCTATACCGGAGCGACGAGCACCTTCAACTGCCACTACCATCACAATGACGTGAGGAACAGTTGTGACGACCTGATCGAGTTCGACGACGCGCTGAGGAACATTACGTTCCACGATAACGTCAGCCACAACTCGATGACGTTCTTTTCGGTGGATTCTGTTCTGGGCGGACCGATCCTCATTGCCAGAAACATTGCTCACAACATCGGGCGCGGGCAGGTAATCAAGGCGGGAGGGCCGAACACGGGCTGGTTCGCCTACAACAACACGATCACGACAAGTCAACCGGCGGGCGCCCCTCCCGCTTCCGGGGGTCTCTACCAACCGGGAGGGGCTGGTGACCAGCAGTCCTACGGCTATCGGAACAACCTGCTGGTGCATCGTGGAACGGTGTCCTCAATCGTGTGGCTGGATAGCACCGATCACGACCCGATTGATTTTACCAACAACGCCTGGTATCTCGGGAGCGGCGGGGCGAGTGCTTACCACTGGGTGAGCAACGGCTATTCATCCCCATCGGCTGCGGCGGCGGGATTGGGCGCGACCACTCCGATTTTTAGCGGGCAGACGCAGCGCCATACGAACGATGAGGTGACGGTTTCAAACCCGTGGAGCGTGACGATTACGCTCGGGTCGAGTTACACCGATGAGGTATCAGTCCAGCCCTACCCGACGCCGAACCACGCCGGCGTCGTCGATCAAGGGGTGGCGATTCCCAATATCACTCCCGCGGGAGACAGCACTCCGAACATCGGTGCTGCAATGGACGGCTTCGTGCAGCCGATCTACGGCAACACCGTGCCGTCGTGGGTCAAGACCATGAGCGTGAACGATTGGCTCCAACTGACCAATTCCGGATCGGTCATGGGAAACACGATGACGGACAACGGGTCATTTATCGCGTGGAACTCGTTTGCAGTGGACCCCGTGCGTTCGGCGGTGTTCTCAGTGGCGAATGGTGGGCATGGCGATTGGAGTGGAAACGAGGTATTCAGATTCGATGCCTTCTCCGAAGTGCCGTCCTGGTCCAGGCCGCTTCCGTCCACCGTTAACCCTGACAGTGATGTTGAATATCAGCCGGACGGCAGGCCAACTTCGCGGCACTCGTATTACGGCTCGGCTTTCAACGAATTCGATGACCGGATCATGCTGGCAACCGGAGCGCCTTATGGTTCTGGCTTTCCGGGTTTGCCGACTACTGATTCCTACAACATCGGAGCGAATAGCTACAACGCGGAAGGCACACATCCTAATGTTCCGACAGGCCACGCTGGATTCGACAGGCCGTTTTGCATTGATCCATTCACGGGGGATTTGTATAGTCCCTATGGGTTCGCAACGCCATCGCGTCTGAGGCGCAGCGACAATACCTGGGTGAGCCTCGGCTCAGGACCGGAGCCGGAGGGAGGTGCAGCCTCAAGCGCGTGGGACACGAAGCGCAACCGCCTGATCGTTATTGGCGGCGGGACGGACGAATCGCACCACTATTACGACGTTGGCGCGGGAACGTGGTCCACGATAACACTGACCGGAGCCTTGGCGAGCACCGTCGAAAATTTAGGTCAGGCCGGAATGGTTTACGTTCCTTCGCTCGACGCTATCTTGATGCGTGAGGCTTCGGCAGGCGCTACGGTATACAAGGTTGATGCGGAAACATTTGCCTGCTCATCCTTGTCAACGAGCGGCGGGACCGGAATAGAGAATCCTCATGCTGGTGATAACGGCGGCGGTCCATACAACAAGTTCCTCTACCTGCCGAAGCTCGGCTGCTGCGTCTACTTCGACGACTACACCGAGGGGCCGTGGTTCCTGAAGGTGGAGGATGCAGACCCGGCTATTCCGGGTGAGTCAGGAGGCGAGCCGCCGCCTGACGAGGGTGGGGGCGGCATAGCGCTCAACGAATCCGCCTGGCTCGGCACGCTGGAGCGGCAGACGAATCCCTTGCGCATAAGCCGGTGGTGACATGGCTTCGACCGGAAACGTATTCCCAACGGTAGGCGCGAGCGTAGACCGCGCCGGGTCTACCGCGTGGACGAGCCCTGGAAACGTCGTATCGGACAACGCAACCGACGCGACGGCGGTGGTCCCGACCGACTATCTCGTCACGTCGAGCTATGGTTTCAGTATCCCGACCGACGCCACGATCATTGGCGTTACCGTCAGAGTGGAGGCGAGCGAGTCTGGCACGGGGTCGTCGAACTACGTTCCGCAGCTCATCAGCAACACCACGCCCACGCTGATCGGCAGCGCGAAGGGTGCGGTAACTGTCAACGGCACGACGAAAGTAATTTCGACCAACGGCGGCGCTGCGGACCTTTGGGGTGCGACGCTCACGCCGGCCATAGTCAACGCCGCTGGATTCGGCGTTGCCATCTGGTCGACCGATACGACGAACACGCTGGCGATAGATTTTGTCACCATCGCAATTGAATACTGGGTTCCGAACGACGACGACCAAAATTCCGATTGGTCGGGAAGCAAACAAAACATGGTTTCGGTGCCGCGGGCGGGGGCCGCTGCCGCGCTTGCCCTTGCGGTCGCCATTCAGGCGGGCTTCAACCACAACGACGAGATTCCAACCGCGCCGCCGGTCGAGGTAATAAGCTCCGCCGAATCGGTTCAGTTCATCCCGGTCGGCGATCCGCCGCTCGGCTACGCCTTCCTCGCGGACGATGAGATCGTCCCGCAAGCGGCGGCGACCCTTGTAGATGAGAGCGAAGGCCCGCCGCAATTCACGCGGATCGAAACGCGGTTCGCCCAGGTCTGGAACGTAGAGGACGATCTCCCGACCCGGATAGACGAGGACTACTGGTGGCAGGCGGGGCAGCGCGTCTCGCTCACGTTCCAGCCTCCGGCATGGGCCGACGAGGAGATCGTCCCGCAGCCGGTGGCGTTTTCTCCGGTCGAGGAATACTGGTTCGCGCCGCAGGCGAGGCTCGAAGCGCCACGAGCACTCGCGCGCGCGTCGGACGATGAGTTCGCGCCGCAGACAACGCCAGCCGAGGAGTACTGGCACTCGCTCGCGGCGAAGGCCGTCCCGCCGTCCGCGCAGCCGTGGGCGGTCAATGATGAGATCGTCCCGCAGCCAGCTGCGTTCGTTCCGAACGAGGACTACTGGTATCAGCCGGGCAGCGACCCGGTAACGGTCGTCGTCGTCAACTGGCCGGCGATCGGCGGCGGCGGGTCTATCCCCGGTGCTGTAACGCCGCTCGAGATCGTCGAGTCGGACTGGCGGGTCTGGACGCCGCAGCCAGTCGCCGCGAAGCCGCTATACCGGGCGATCGATGTCGAAATCGTCCCGCAACCAGCGCCGGGGTTGCCGGAGGAAACGGCGTGGCAGGTATACACCCCGCCGCTCGTCAAGGCGCGCGCTCTCTACCTGCCGGATCCGGAGCAGACGCCGCTCCTGTTCACCCTGGCGCCGGGAGACGGGGCGGCGCAGGCTGTCACTTGGCGCAGGCAATACACGCCCGAGTTGAGGCTGTGGGAATTCACGGACGAGCTGCCGGTCGCGCCGACGCCGCTACCGTTCGACGAAGAGCCGTGGCAGGTATACACCCCGCCGCTCGTCAAAGCGCGCCCGCTCTACCTGCCCGACCCGGAACAGGTGCCGGCCGGCTCGCTCGTCACGAGTCCGCAATACTACGCGGACGATGCGTGGCAGGTTGCGACGCCGCCGCTGCTGGCAGCGAAGCCGTTTTACCTGCCGGACCCCGAGCAGTTCCCGCGGCTCTACGCGGTGCCGGACGAGGCCTACTGGCAGCCGTTCAAGGCGCAGCCTGCGACACTCGTCGCCACCCTGTGGGCGGTCGATGACCAGATCGTTCCCCAGCCGGCGCCGGGGGCGACAGAGGAAACCGAGTGGCGGGTGCAAACCCCGCCGTGGCGGAGCGCGCTGGCCACGCTGTGGGTGGTCGGAGACGATATTGTCCCGCAGCCGGCGCCGCTCACCATCGTCGAGTCGGACTGGCAGGTGTGGACGCCGCCGTTGCCGGTGGCCCGGTTCATCTACCTGCCGGATCCTGAGCAGGTGTTTGGAACGGTAGTCCCGCCGGTCTATGGCTGGTGCGCGCGCGGACGGATTGGCACTACGCCGGCCGCTGATCCCAACCGGCGCATCGGCTCGACAACGGCGAGCGACCAGAGCGATCGAATCGGCAGCGAAGTCGCGAGCGACGCCACAAAACGCATAGGAAGCGATAAGGCATGAACTTCCCCTTCGTCCACACCTCCGGCGACACCCTGGACTTCGAAGTCACGGTGCCGGACTACCCGTCGGCCGACGGCTGGACGCTGAAGTACTACCTCACGCCGCGCTTCACCACGCCCGCGCAGGCGCAGGTCGTCCTCACGGCAACCGGCAATGCCGACGGCACCTACCAGGTGCAGGCATCGCCCGCGACCACGGCGGCGTGGGCGGCGGGAGCCTACGGCTGGAGCCGCCTGGTAGAAAAGGTCGGGGCACGTCAAACCCTGACCAGCAGCGAGGACCAGGGCGAAGTCCAGATACGGCAAAACCCGGCCACGGCGGCGCAGGGCTACGACGGCAGGTCGGACGCCCGCCGGCGCCTCGACGAGGTCGAGACCGCGATCGACGCACTCGCGAGCGGAGCGGTCAAGGCCTACACCATCGGCACGCGCAGCATGACCAAGCAGGACCTGCCGGACATGATCGTCTGGCGGGATCGCCTGGCGGCCGCCGTGGCCAACGAAGACGCCGCCGCGAAGATGGCGGCCGGCGGCCCCAACCCGCGCATTGCCGGCATTCGCTTTAACCGGATCTGACCATGTTCGACGACCTCAGAAAATCCATCGCCCGCGCGATCCGCCCGAAGGCCGTGCGCAAGCCGCGAAAGAAACCCGTCGTGCAGGCGGTTGCGCGTGCGATGCCGGTGCAGACTCGGATGTATTCGGCCGCCCGCGCTTCGCGACTGACGGCGGGTTGGGCCACGTCCACCACCTCGGCCGACTCCGAGCTGATCTCGAGCCTGAAAGACCTCCGCAATCGGAGCCGCGCCCTGGTGCGCGACTCGGCATACGCCACGCGCGCGAAGGTAATCGTTCAGAACAACGTCATCGGCCCCGGCATCGGCATGCAGGCTCAGGTGATGTCATCGCGCGACGCGCTGCGGCGGGACGTAAACGATGGCATCGAGGAAGCCTGGCGCGACTGGGCGTGCGCTGAGTATTGCCACACCGGAGGCACTCTCCACTTCTGCGACTTTGAGCGCGCGCTGATGGGAGAAGTGTTCGAGGCCGGCGAAGTTTTCGTGCGCAAGCACCACCGTGCCTTCGGCGGCGGCGAGATACCGTTCTCCCTCGAACTGATCGAGGCCGAGCGCCTGGCCGACGAGTATATGTATCCGGTGCCGCCGACGCCCGTCGCGCCCGGCGTGATCGTCAAAATGGGCATCGAGCAGGATCACTTCGGCCGCCCGCTCGCCTACTATATCCGAACCCGTCATCCCGGAGAGATGCGCGCCTCGGCCGGGGAGATCGACCTGCTCGAGCGCGTGCCCGCCGACCAGATCATCCACTTGCGCCTGACGGACCGATGGCCGCAGACACGAGGCGTGCCGTGGATGCACGCGGTGGTGCGGAAGTTGAACGACATGGACGGCTACACCGAGGCCGAGATCATCGCGGCGCGCGGGGCGGCCTCGTACGTATTCACGATCGAGACGCCGGAAGGCGAAGCGTCACCGCTCGCGGGACAAGTACCCGCCGGCAGCGGCACCGCTGCGCCGGCGGTGCAGAAGGAACTCGCGGTCGAGCCGGGCATGGGCGTGCGGCTCGATCCGGGGGAAAAATGGGAAACGCACGTTCCGTCGCGCCCCAACACCGCGCTCGACCAGTTCATGCGCTACATGCTGCGCGAGTTCTGTGCCGGCACCGGGCCCAGCTACGAGAGCGTGTCCCGCGATTACTCGCAGTCGAACTACTCCTCGAGCCGCCTCGCGCTGCTGGACGATCGCGATCTGTGGAAGATGCTGCAACAGTGGTGGCTGCGCTCGTTGCGGCTGCCGGTGCATAAGGAATGGCTGCAAGCGGCGGTGTTGTCGCGCACGGTCCCGGCGATCCGCATCGAGGAATACGCGACCGACCCGAAGAAATTCGAGGCGGTGCTGTTCAAGCCGCGCGGCTGGAGCTGGGTGGACCCGACCAAGGAAGTCGCCGCCTACAAGGAAGCGGTCAAGGCCGGCTTCATCACGGTGTCGGACGTCATCTCCCAGACCGGCAACGGGCTGGACCTAGAGGACGTGCTCACCCAGCGCGAGCGCGAGCTGAAGATGATGGAAGAGAAAGGCCTGATGTTTGACACCTCGCCCGAGGTCTACGTCGCGGAAGAAAAACCGGCGCCAGTGACGACGCCGCCGAAAGAAGGCACCGACCCGCCCGATAAGGAAGACGAAGATTCCGCAACCAACGGCCCGCCGAAGCGGGCCGTTTCAATTGTGAGGTGACCATGACGACAGCCACCAAGCCGACCATTGCCGACATCCTCGCCAGGCGCGACCGCCTCGAGGCGCACTTCGACCGCGCCAGCGTCAAGGAAGACCAGCGCACCGTCGAGCTCGCGTTCTCGTCCGAGGAGCCGGTGCTGCGGTGGTATGGGCAGGAGATCCTGTCCCACGCCAAAGGCTCGGTCAACCTGGAGCGGCTCAAGTCCGGCCGCGCCAACATGCTCGTCAACCACGATCCCGGCGACTGGGTGGGCGTCGTCGAGTCCGCGCGCGTGGACGACGACAAGAAGGGGCGCGCCACGGTGCGCTTCGGCAAGAGCGAGCGTGCCGACGAAGTCTTCCGCGACGTCAAGGACGGCATCCTCGCCTCCGTCTCCGTCGGCTACAGCCGCGACGAGATGAAGCTCACCCGCACCGGCAAGGAAGAGGAAGACGAATACACGGTCACCCGCTGGACACCGTTCGAGGTGTCCCTCGTGACGGTCCCCGCCGACCACACGGTCGGCGTGGGCCGGGCAGCAAATCAGGTTCTTAACCCGGCGGTTTCCGCCACAACTCAGGAGTCGACTATGACTACCGAAGCAAGGGCCGCGGCGACCCAAACCGCCGATACGGCAGCTGCAGCAACAGCAGCGGCCGCAGCAGCCGCAGCAGCCGCAACACAAGGCGACGCAGTGGAACGCGCGCAACGAGCCGTGCAGCAGATGAGCGTGGTGGAGATGGAAAAGGCCCGCCGCCGGGCGATCGAGAACCTGTGCAAGGCGAACAAACTCGACGACCGCATGCGCGACGCCTGGATCTCGCAGGGCTACGCGATCGAGCAGGTGTCCGAGGACATCCTGCGCATTCTGGAGGAGCGCGGCCGCACCAACCCGCAGCCCGCGAGCCGCCTCGGTCTCACCGCCGACGAGACGCAGAGTTTCCGTCTGTCTCGAGCAATTATCGCCGCGTCTTCCAAGGACTGGAAAAACGCCGGCTTCGAGCTGGAGTGCTCGCGAGCGGTCGCGCAAAAGCTGGGGCGCGTGGCCGAAGATTTCAGGTTCTACATTCCCTTCGAGGTGATGGAGCGGCCGCTGGATCTCCAGGTGCGGCAGTACCTCTCATCGCTCGGCCGACGCGACCTCACCGTCGCAACTGCCGGCGCGGGTGGCTTCCTGGTCGGGACCGAGAACATCGGTTTCATCGAGATGCTGCGCAACCGCTCGGTCGCCTTCCGCATGGGCGCCCGCCGGCTGTCGGGCCTGCAGGGCAGCGTCACCGTTCCGCGGCAGAGCGCAGCGGCGACGGCGGTGTGGCTCGCGAACGAGGCGAGCACCATCACCGAGAGCCAGCAGACGTTCGTCCAGATGGCGTTGACTCCCAAGAACGTCGGTGCCTACACCGAGATCAGCCGCCAGTTGCTGCTGCAGAGCTCGCCGGCGGCGGATGGGATCGTCACCGACGACCTCGCGCAGGTCACAGCGATCGCGGCGGACCTGGGCGTGCTCGAGGGCTCCGGCGCGGGTGGCCAGCCGACGGGCATTTCCGGCACGGCTGGCATCGGATCCGTAACCGGCACGTCGCTGGCTGCGGCTGGCGTCATCGAGTTCTTGACCGACGTTGCCACGTCCAACGTGACTCCGGCCCGTCCGGGGTACGTCACCACGGCGGCGGTCGCCGGGCTCCTGATGGCTCGCCCGGAACTGCCGACCACCGGTACCACCCGGCTGTGGATGGGCAACCCCTGGGATGGCTCGCTGTTCGGTATCCCGGCGATGTCGTCCAACCAGCTCACCGCGGCTTCGATGATCTTCGGTGACTGGCAGGAAGTGGTGGTCGGCGAGTGGGGTGTCCTCGAGGTCGAGGTCAACCCCTACGCCAACTTCCAGGCGGGCATCATCGGCGTGCGTGCGATCTACTCGATGGACGTCGGCGTGCGCCGTCCGTTCGCGTTCTCCCGCGCAACCAGCATCACCTAATCCAACCCAGGCCCCGAAATGGCCCTGACGGCGGCGGGCTCGGCGCTCGTCGCCGGCAGTACACAGGAGAATCACATGCAATTGCAGGTTACGAAAGTGCGCGTGGTACGCGCGTTCTACTTCGACAAAAAACCGACCACGGTCGGAACTGTCGTAGAGCTTCCGAAAATCTTCGCGTCCGAGATGATCGCCGCGAAGAAGGCCGAGCCTCACGATCCAAATTCTGACGCTAAGGAGGCGCTGGAATCGAAAAAGCTGGATCCCAGGGGCGGCAAGCTGGTCTGATCGTACGCGCCTTAATCAAAAGCCCTGCTCCGGCGGGGCTTTTTTTGAATGCGCAGTCTCACTCGATAAAGGAGAACGAACATGATGGGCAATCAAGGACAGGCGGCGGCGGTTGTAAAGCTGCTCGACCCCGCATCGGCCGCGAACACCGCGGCGGCCACCAGCGCGTGGATTGACGCGCGCGCGGCCGAAGGCGACATCGTCTTCACCAACCAGGTCGGAGCCATGACCGGCTCGATCACCTGGACCATCGAGGACGCGACCGACGGCTCCGGCACCGGCGCCGCCGGCATCACGCCGAACGAGGGCGCGTATGCCTCGGGCGCGGCCAACCAGGTCCAGAAGCGGACCGTCAACGCCAGCGCGGTGCGTGGCTGGGTGCGCTGCGTCGGTACCATCGTCACCGGCCCATCGCTGGTGGCGGTCAACATCAAGTACCACCCGAAGTACACGACCTAGTCCCGGAGAGGCGAGAGGAGAGAGGCGCATGTTCACCGAAGACCTCTCCCCCTTCTTCGCCGACTGGGGCGAGGCGTTCACGCTGCAGGGCGGGGCGGCGGGCGGGGTGACGGCGATCTTCGATGCGGCCTACCTGTCGCAGCTCGGCATTGCCGGCACCAACCCGGTGGCGCTGGCGAAGGCCGCCGACGTCGCCGCGGGCGACATCGGCAAGACCTTCACCCGCGTTGGCACCACCATCGTCTACACCATCAAGGGCTACGAGCCCGAAGGCGACGGGGCGTTCGTGCTGCTGCAGCTGGAAGCGCCGTGACGCCTCTCGGGGGATAAATGGCTCTGCATCGCGCTGAACAAGTCATGGCGGCCATGCAGGCCCTGGTGACGGGGCTTGCCACCACTGGCACCAGGGTTGACCGCGGCCGCGGCGAGCCGATCCCGGAAGGAAGCACGCCGGCGCTGCGGGTGGCGATGGGCGCGGACACGATTGTCGAGCCGTGGGCTCACCAGTTGCTTGACTCCGATCTCGACGTGACGGTGGAAGCGTTCGTGCATGACAGCGCGGCCAACGTCGAGACGCTGTTCAACCAGATCCGCAAGGAAGTGAACATCGCGCTGGTGGCGGACTACACGCTCGGCCTCGCCTTCGTGCACGCGATAGTCGAGCTGGGCGCGATTCGCCCGCAGGTCAGCGGCGACCTGGCGAAGCCCGCCGCGGCGATGGAACTGCAGTACCGCGTGAGATACCGCCGCTCGCGGCTCGACCCGAGCGCGTGAAGGAGATCGCCATGAGTGAAGCAAAACCCGTGAAGCCGCCGGCAGCGCCAGTGCGTCAACGCCAGACCATCACGTTGAATCCATCAACGAACGAAGCCGTGCCGCGCAAGGGCGCGAAGCGGAGAACGGAGCCGGGCCACGACGCGCCCGCCGCCAGCACAACCACGACGGACAACGTAAAGGAGTAACACCATGCTCGACAGGCGCGCAGTCGCTCTTTTCAAGGATGAGAGCACGTACAACACCGACTCCACCCCGGTCGCCGGCACCGACGCGATCATGTGCGAGGACCTCAAGTGGAGCTTCAGCAACTCGCGCATGGTTCAGCGGAAGCCGATCCGCGCATCGCTCGCCGCGATGAAGCCGATCTACGCGGGCACCCTCATCACCGTCAGCGGCAAGACAGAGATCAAGGGCTCCGGCGCCGCGGGCACCGCGCCGGAGATCGCGCCGCTGCTGCGGGCGAGCGGCTGGGCGGAGACCATCGTCGGTGGTGTATCCGTCACCTACAAGCCGACTTCGGTGCAGGCGAGCATCAAGTCCACCACCGGCTACTTCTACGACGATGGCCTGTTGCTGAAGATGACCGGCGCCCGCGGCAAGGGCAACGTCGAACTGGCGGTCGGGTCGGTCGGATATTACAACTGGGAATTCACCGGGCACTTCGTCAGTGTGACCGACGTCGCGCTGCCGGCGGCGACCTACGATTCCACGTCGCCGGCGCCGCTGCTCAACGTGCCGTTCCAGGCTGATACGTTTGCGGCCGTGATCGCCAAGCTCGCGTTCGACCTCGGCGTCGAAGTCGCGATGCCGGAGAGCATGGCGGCGGCGGACGGCTATGGAGAAGTGACCATCGTCGGCCGCAACGTCACCGGCTCGTTCGACCCAGCGCGGGTGCTGATCGCAACCTACAACTTCATCAGCAAGTGGCAGACCGGCGCTGCGATGGCGCTTGACACCGGCACCATCGGCGGCACGGCCGGCAACATCTACCGCGTCCAGATGCCGGCGATCACTCATACCGAGGTCGGCCGCGGCAACCGCAACAACGTCGCCACCTTCGAGATGAAGTTCTCGGCCGCGGAATCCACCGGCGACGACGAAGTCTCGCTCGCCTTCACCTGAGCGACCCGTGGCCATCAAAGCACTCAACCCCTTCGCGGCGTTCTGGTACACGCCGCGCGTGGAGGACGGCGCGCCGAATCCGACGCGCTTCAAGATCCGGGGCCTCGACGGCACCGAGCAGGGCTACCTGGTGCCCGAGCTCGAGTTCGACACCACGGCCCGCATGATCAAAGGCATGACCGGCAGGGGGCTGGAGCTCGCCCTCGGCTACGGTCTGGTGGATTGGGAAAACTTCGCCAACGACCGTGGGCCGGTCGCCTTCGTGCCTGCGAATTTTGGCATGCTCGACTACGCATTGCGCGTCGAGCTGGCGATGCAGATACTCACGGCGAGCTACGTGCAGCCGGAGGAAAAAAAAACCTCGTAATCGCCCTCGAGGTGGGACACAACGCGGAGTTGTTCCGCTGCGAGACCTGCTCCTGGGGGCGGCACTGCGATGCGTCCCGGCCCGCGCCGTTTGCCAAGTGGGTGATCCGTGGGGTCATCGAAAGCCGCACTTGCCTGCTGCCGATGATCACACAGCAGTCCCGCTACCTGCTCCGCATGTACACGCACTACAAGAACCGCCTGCTGCCCCACGCCGGCGGCCTGCTCGATCAGCCGCACTACTACATCGACGCGATGGAGATCCTCTCGGACCTGGACGCCAAGGCGCAGGCCGAGCAGGCCGAGAAGCTGCGACGCGAGACGCGCTGACAGAAAACCCCCATGTCTGAAAACCGGAACATCGACTTCCGCCTGACCGCTAACAACGCGGCGAGCGGCGTATTCAAGGAAACCGAGAAGGCCCTGCAGGGCCTGGGCAACCAGTTCCTCAACACTCAGGGCATTTTTTCGACCTTGGCGGCGGCTGTTGGCGTTCAACAGTTCGCCTCGATGATCATGAGCGCGACCGAGACCACCGCGCGCTACAAGGATCTGGCCACGATCGCCGGCACCACCGCCGAGAAGATCTCCGGCATGGAAGAGCCCGCGCGCCTGGCGGGCACGTCGCTCGACACGATCGCCGTGTCGGTGGCCAGACTTGGCAAATCGCTCGGCGAGGCGCGCCTTGGTGATGTTGGCAAGCAGAACCTGTTCAAGGCGCTGGGGATTGATGTCAACGACGGCCGCGATGCGGCCGACGTGATGGTGGATGTGGCGAAGGCCCTGTCCGGGATGAATGACCAGAACATCGCCGGGAAGGTGTCGAGCGATCTACTCGGTAAAAGCTGGCAAGAGACG